CAAAGCCTGAAGAAAACCCCTGAATCGACAGTGAAGACTGCACCGACGAGGGGGAGAAATTTTGTCCCAACCGATGAAGGTGCATCACGACTGAAAAAGTCAATGCAGAGCCTCAGAAAGACGGGACGCAATCAAGACGCAGTTGCCGTGTTTGACGCTTTGCTGCGTTGACACTGCAAATTTTTTTGCCCAATATGGGTAATCTAGATTATTGGAGTAAGTCAAAATGGCACTTCTTGCGAATGCCTCTACCTCATACGACATTAAAACCGCAGGTAATGAGGAAGATGTAATTGATATTAAAGAGATTGTTTACAACATCTCCCCTACTGAGACCCCGTTCGTCAACTCAGTCGGTACTCGGAACGTATCCAACACAGTCTTTGAGTGGATCACCGAGGAACTGTCTGCAACCAGCACAACAACAGACCTGGAAGGAGATGCCATCAGTGCTGCAGCCGCATCACTGACCACCCGAAATAGCAATGTCTGCCAGATCATGTCAAGGGCCGTTGCTGTGACAGGGACCCAGTCTGCAATCAAGTTGTATGGCAAGACATCGCAGATGGCTCACCAGATGGCGAGACGCACCAAGGAATTGAAACGTTCCGTGGAAGCAGCTCTGTTGAGCAACCAGGCCCGAAACAATGGTGCAGCAGCAACAGCACGAACCTCTGGAATGATCGGCTGCTGGTTAGACACCAACACTAGTTTTGATGCTGGAGGTGGTGGGGCAGATCCGGTGACGGTTGGATCGACAGCCCGAACCGATTCTGCTGCTCAACGAGCACTGAATGCGGCCCTGATCAACACAGTCATGCAGTCCTGTTTCACGGAAGGATCAGAGGCAGATCGTTTGATGGTGGGTCCTTTCAACAAGACCGTGGTTTCTACGTTGAACGGTCGAACTGACGCACGATCAATAATTGATAGCAACACGGCAGGATCGAACGTCACCGTGTTTGCGACGGACTTTGGAGACCTTCAAGTGATGCCAAATCGTTTCCAGCGTGAGCGGGACGCATTTTTGATATCACCGGAGTACGCCAAGGTTTCCTATTTGAGAAATTTCCAGGTCAGTACCCTCGGCAAGACTTCTGATGCGGAAACCAAGCACTTAGTCGTTGAGATGGGTCTGGAGATGACTCAGGAAGCTGCACACGGTGGGATCTTTGATCTGACCACTTCCTAACCACTAAATCTGAGAGATTGAGAGAATGTTGACGAAGCAAATTTTAGATCACACAGGTCATGTACTCAGTGAGTTCTATGTTGAGGAGACAGACTCTCGATCTATGCAGATTCACCATCGAGTCACGCAAGACATCGAGCCAACATTGAAGTTGACGAAGAACTTGCGTGACAACCAACATCTCGATCCATTTGCCAACAAACAAAGCGGATGGAAGAGGGTTGCGGAGATTCCCAGAGTGCTGTACGACCAACTTGCACAGCAGGGAATTACGCAAGATAAGAAGAAATTTAGACAGTGGTTGAACGACTATTCAAATAAACCCTTTCGTGTCTGGGAGGGTAGACTGTGACTTTCGATGAACTGAAATCCAACATTGCAGACTGGCTGAACCGAACGGATCTGACGAGTGTGATCCCCACGTTCATCACCTTGGCCGAGGCAAGACTGAACCGTCAGTTGCGGACAACGAATCAGTACACCCGTGCAGACATCAGTACGTCTGATCAGTATTTGTCGATGCCGAGTGACTTCCTAGAGATGAGGCACATCAGGATCACTAGTCCGAAGGAGAGGGACCTAGTTGAGATCGCAGCTCATTCGATCAATGAATATACTGACACGAATTTCCTTGCATCCCTCGCAGACAGTTACCCCAGATATTTTGTGTATGGCAATGCTCTGCGGATTATCCCCACCCCTGCTCAGTCGATCACATACGAAATGTTTTACTATGCGAAAATTCCTGCACTGAGTGCGACGAACACAACCAACTGGGTTTCGACCAGTCATCCTGATGCCTATCTCTATTACAGTCTGATGCAAGCATCTCCGTATCTCGGAGAAGATGAGAGAATTCAAATTTGGCAGATGCAGGCAGAACGTGCAGTTGCAGAGATCCAGGCATCTGACGACAGAAGGAGAACGAAAGGATCTAGACATAGTCTAAACTTCCAGGCCATGTCATGAGTTATCGTGTTCTTCTGTATGGACTCGGACGGTACGACATTGGTCCGTATGCAAAACAATTCTTGTTTGAGACAGAAACAGATCCGACTACAGACTGGATAGAACAAACAGATTCAAACGAAGACGTCTGGATTAAACGTCCAGACACAACCTCAGAAACCTGGATTGCGGTAAACGATGGCACTAACTGATTCTCCTCCAACCACGACGGAATACTCAATCACTCTCCCCGAAGTTGGTTCAGACCGAAACAACTGGGGCAACACCTTGAATGCGGCCCTAGAAAGCACCACAAGTCGATTGAAGACAGTCGATGACACTCTTGGAAGTACCACTGATTCATCAACGCCATCGCTTGCGTACCAACTTAGCGATCCCACGACTGGTGCGGTGGCCCGTGCTTCAACTGCAGAAACAAACTCCACAACAGCAATCAATGTCGCAGTCCAGATCGTAAATCAGTACCTGGTTGCTGTAGTCAGTGCCCTAAACACCTTGGATAGTGCAGTGGGAGATACCAGCACCTCTGGAACCGTCGCTTTCAACGCTAATTCTGCCAAGACTGATGCTGCTGCTGCAAAATCAACAGCAGAGGCACTGTAATGTCTACAACATCCTCTTACTACAGTGATCTGGAGTACCCCACTGTCAACCAAGACGGGAGTACCTGGGGTGGTATCACAAACACCTATCTGGATGAAGTGCTGAAAAAGGTCAAAGCGTTGTCTGATCGAATCACAACAGCCCAAGGACAGCTTGGTGACATCAATCGGGGAACGAATGCTGTGGATAATTTAAACAGTACCTTATCTTCCTTGATTGGAACCAATGCCCTGCTCCCAGGGACAGGCACAACTTTGCTGCCTGATCCCTATTCTGGAACATACACAAAAACCACAGTCTGGCCTGCATTTACCTCGGAACTGTCTTCCTACTCACCACCAACCACACAGTCTGAAGTCGAGAGTTTTGACTATCAGGGATTTTCCTCGGCATTGACTACAGAACTAAACCGGATTGATGCGACAGTAACACAAGCCGAAGCAGATATTTTGGCAGCACAAAAGGACACCTGCCGAACCAAGAAGTACATTGATGCCTACAATAATAGGACGACCACCTTACAATGGACGAATGCCTACTACCAATTTACCAATAGTAGTGGGGGCCAGCAAATCCTGAGTAATTGGGATTGTAATTATGTTGTGAAATCAGCATCTTCAACTTCAATTACATTAAAACAAGGGTCTTTTGGTGGTGCTTTTGGGAATACGTTTATAAATGCACACAATCAATGGATTGGTAGATCAAATGTCTCATCTGGAATTCCATCGTCAGGCCCATTAGTCTCTGGTGTTAACACAAACAGTTCTGCAGGAGGGAGCACTTCAGGACATTCGGTAAATGACTACAAAATATCCGCAGGCCGAGATTATGTTAGTTCCATCCAATGGCATTCAATTTCAGGGGACATCTCTTTAAATGAAACTGCGATCACGCTTAGTGGGACGTTTTCAACCTCTGCAGGAACTCTTCCGCAAGTGGGCACAAATTTCTCCTTAGCCATTTCGTTTCAGCGAGTGGCCGAGTTCACCAGTGGTCTATCTGCAGACCTGAGCGAATGTGAAAATCCATCACCCCCTTACTTTAATTGACTATGTCTGACTTCACGACGACGACGAATCTATCTTTGAAGAAACCAGCAATTGGTGGGAGTTCTGACAAGTGGGGGGAGTATCTGAATTCAGACTTGGACACAATCGACACAGAAATTCAGTCACTCAAAACGGCAAGCACCTCCCGCAGTCTGGAATCTCTGAACAACGTACTTGACACGACACCAACGACAGGCCAACTCCTTCAGTACGACACGGCAAACTGGAAAGCGGCAACCGTCACGATCCCAGACAACATCCAAGACCTCACCAACGTCACAATCACTTCTCCTACGAATGGGCAGGTGCTGGCCTACAGTACATCCAATTCCCGATGGGAGAATCAAACTGCAGGTGCTGCAACCATCCCAAATGGAACGATCACCAACGCAAAACTCGACACCAGTCTGCAGGGGCAGGTTGCCCTGATTCTTCAGACCACGGGGACCCCAACGGACAACCAAATCATTCGATACGATTCAACATCTGCAAACTGGCAGTTTGAAGATTTACCAGGGGGGACGATCTCAGCATTAAGTGATACTGATGTCAGTGGGATCGCAAACAAGGATGTGCTGGTCTACAACTCCACGTCTGGGAACTGGGTTTCTAGACCGTTGGCAATCGCAGATGTGACGAATCTGCAAACATCACTTGATGCGAAACTTGAATCGGCAGACATCTCGGTTTCCAGTCTTAGTGACACGACGACCACGACGACTGTAGACGATTCCTTCCTAGTCTACGATTCCTCAGATTCCAAATGGAAGAACGAGGGACCCAGCACGGTTCGTAGTACCCTTTCTTTAGTAGTCGGTACGAATGTCCAGGCATTTGATCAAGGTCTGCAGTCGATCTCAGGACTGACGACAGCAGCAAATCAAATGATCTACACCACTGCATCTGATACCTATGCTGTTACGACCCTGACGTTGGCAGGCCGAGCGATTCTAGATGATGCGGACACTGTAGCACAAAGAACGACTTTGGGACTGGGGACACTAGCAACGCAGGACACGATTACAGAATCACAAATATCTGATTTAGGTTCGTACATCACAGCATCCTCAACAGATACGTTAACGAATAAATCAGGGAACATCAGTCAGTTCACCAATGACAGCGGATATCTCACAACAGAGACAAACAATCTCTCTAACGTTTCGGGAACTCTGGCAATTGCAAATGGAGGGACTGGATCAAGTTCTGCGGCAACAGCAAGGGTGGCACTCTTGCCAGCACTAGCAACGAATGGATCTAAGTTGATTGCTGTGAATAGTGGTGCAACAGACATTGAGTACATCGCTACCAGCACTCTCTCCATCACAGAATCACAAATCTCCGACCTGCAGACCTACCTCACTGCCGAAACGAATGACCTGGGGAGTGCTGTAACGGGGACCCTTGGAATAGCAAACGGAGGGACTGGCCTAACCGCAATCGGAACAGCCAACCAGGTTCTCGCAGTCAATTCGGGAGCAACTGCCCTAGAGTTTCAGACGATCTCCATCACCGAATCCCAGATCAGTGATTTGCAAAGTTACCTGACCGCAGAGATCAACGATCTGACATCTGCAGTAACCTGGGCAAACGTCCCAAATGCCAACATTACTGAGTCTTCCGTTACTCAACATGAAGCGGCACTCTCCATCACAGAATCACAAATCAGTGATTTACAGAGTTACCTGACTGCAGAAACAAATGACCTGGCAACTGCAGTAACAGGCACTCTTGGAACAGCAAATGGAGGTACTGGCCTCACTTCAATTGGTTCAGCAGGACAGATTCTAAAAGTAAATTCGGGAGCAACTGCTTTGGAATTTGCGGATGAGTCCGGTGGTGGTGGTTCTGGAAGTTCGTACATCGAACATTCATCTACGGTTTCAGACTCGCTAGCCATCACCAGTGGAACCAATCGGATGTATGTTGCCAACACAAGTTTTAGCGGCAGTGGGACGATGGCAGGATACTTAGTAATAAGTCACGGTTTTGCAAATTTTACTAGTGCGTCTGCACTCAACGTGACCGGAACTCTTAACGTAGCAGGTTAAATATGGCAGGTGAAATTCAACTTAACGGCACATCGCTGGCAACGGAATCATCTGGAGTGATCACACTAAATAACATCGATAGCACTGCTAATCGTACAGCAATAGGATTAAATAAAACAATTTTACAGGTAGCGACGGCGGCCGAAACAGCCCGTTTTACAAATCCGTGTTCCGGTGGAGATTGGGATTTCGGATCTGCTTCAACAAGGGCAGATGGTAGCGCCTCTGCTGTCATTGATAATCTTAATGTTTCTTTGACTACAAAAAACGCAAGTTCTTCGTTTTTATATTTCTTAAATTTGCAAGGGATTTCAACTGATGATCCTGTTTCAGGTTTTCCATTTGTTGCAAATGTCTATAGCAGCATAGATAGTTACGCAGCACCCGTTTTACGAGGTGACCAATACGGGTCTAATCGCAACAGAGTCACTGCTGTGATTTATCCTCACCCAAGTACTACCAACTATTTTTCAACAAGTTTAAGTATCTCATTAATGATATCGTCTTCTGTCGCAGCATCGACATCAGTAACCTTTAAAGTAGGGATTGCATCCAACAATGGACAAGATGTTTTTGTAAATTACATGCACGATCCGACTACCGATTCGGCTACTTTTGGTGACTGCGCATCAACTGCCATCGTAACTGAGGTAAGTCAATGATTCCTATTATTTATGCGATTAAAGCTTTAGTGCCTAACCCAATCTGTAAGATTTCTGGTGACAGTTATGACGGCATTAAATGGACTGATTCCCGGCCTTTACCGAGTGCATCTGAAATACAAGTAAAA